TCAATGGTCGATTTCAAAATTCTGGAGTCGACCATTGGTGCTTTAAGGGCATCCATATATTCTTCGTCTAAGAAGTTTGCCATGTCAAAACACATAAACTCAGCCTTGATAGGCTTGCCAGAAAGAGCACATTTCCAATCGACTGTTGTATATGAGTCAATTAATGCATCTTTTCTAACAATTTCATCAGTCGATCGATCATAATAGAATTTGAGCTTCTCTGAGTTCTTGTGGGATCCATATACGTCAAATAAGATTTGCATGTATTGATCGTCATCGGCTTTACCAGACAGCACCCTATTAAACACCAATAGTCTTCGTTGGGCTTTGTCTAAGTTCTTAAGCACAATGCCGTACCTATTAGCTGGTTGTGGAGTATTGACCCTTATAATGTCAGGAATCCTGGACTTTTTCATATCTTATATATGAAACTTAGCTAGAGTCGGGTGTATAACTCTTAAAAATAGGTAAAAATATGAATGCTTTATTTACAGAGAAATACAGACCAAAGAATTTACAAGATCTAATCTTGCCAGAACGTGTCATGACTAAGTTTAAAGATGGCTTAGTACAAAACGTTCTTTTAGCTGGTTCACCAGGAACTGGTAAAACTTCAACAGCAAAAGCTATTGTTCAGCAATTTGGTTTGCCTTATTTGTATATTAATGCTTCAACAGATACTTCGGTAGAAGTTATTAGAACCAGAATCACAGATTTTTGTTCAACTGTTTCTATTTTAGATCCAGGTAAATTAAAAGTAGTTATTCTGGATGAGGTTGATGGTGTATCAGATCAGTTCTTTAAAGCCTTACGTGCTACCATGGAACAATTTGCAAATCATTCAAGATTTATTGCAACTTGTAACTACATTAATAAATTGCCAGATCCAATCCTAAGTCGTTTCGAAGTTATTACATTTGACTTTGATAAGTCAGAAGAATCAGAATTGACTAAGAAATACATTAAACGCGTTTATGAGATTTGTAAAGCTGAAGGTTTGTCAATTGACAAAGATGCTTTGGTTGAATTTGTCAAGCGTAATTTCCCTGATTTAAGATCTACTCTTAATAAATTACAAGGTTTTAAAACTCAAGGAACAACAAATATCACATTAAATGATGTGAAAAGATTTAATTCTGTTTTTAAAGACGTATTTGAAGCTATCTTTAACGAAACTGATCCAGCTAAGAATTACCAATTCTTAATGAGTGATTATGTTAATAAAGTAGATGAAGTACTTCAGTCTTTAGGAGCAGACTTTATAGAATATATAAAACAAGAACGTCAAGTTAACGTTAAACATATACCTCAAATTGTTATTACAGTCGCTGAACATCAAGCTCAAAGAGTACATGTGATCGATCCAGCAATTACAATGTTAAGTTGTGTTTATAAGTTACAAACAATAGTACGTTCATAACTTCTGCGAAAAAACTTGTAAAAAAGTTTTTTTATGTCACAGAAATTTAGTATATTAGCAGTAAGAAAAAAGAAAAGGTTATGAAATTTGGCAAACACACATTATTAATAGACGGTAACTACTTTGTATACAGCCGTTTATTCGTCCTTCCAAGACCCAAAGTTGGAGAATCATTGGTTGGTACACCCGATAGTAAAGCTCAATTTATGCGTAAATTGGCAATTGACTTTGCATCAGAAATGCGTAAACTACAAGGCATCGTAGATGAAGTCGTAGTCGCAGTTGACTCAAAATCATGGCGTAAAGATTTATACCCTGCAGAGGAATATAAAGGAACACGTGTTCAAGACAATACAGTAGATTGGGATGGAGTTTATTCTACTTACAAAGAATTTACTGATACATTAGCACAATTTGGTGTCAAGATTCAAAAAACTAATGGCGCAGAAGCAGATGACATCATCTATTCTTGGGCTGCAGAGTTAACAGATCGCGGTAAATCATGTATTATTTGGACTGGCGATAGAGACTTAGTTCAATTAGTTGATTATTCTACGTCAACAGATTCACATGTTCTATGGTATGATTCAGCTCGTAAGAGAATGTATACTTATGAAGGCTTTATTAAATCTTTAAGCTACAGAGACTCTGAGCACATGACTGCAGATGACTTAATGTTTAATTTGGGTTCACCTACCATTATGGGATCAGATTCTATTAAGCAAAACATGGCTTCATGGATCGACTTTAATAAAATCTCTGTTGAAGAAATCAATTGTGACGAATACATGATGGCTAAATTATTACTTGGTGATAAGAGTGATAATATTGCTGCAGTAGTTACATGGCAAAAACCAACCAAAACTGGCAAGGTTAGAAATTTCTCAGTCACCGAGCAACAAGCATACAAAGCTGTTGAACAATACAAGAAAGAAGCTGGTGAATTTCACATCGAGGATATGTTCGTTACATCATGTGTTGATAATATTGTTGATATTGTATACAGAATCGTGGCACAAAGCAATAAGCCTGCCATTAAAAGTAGATTGTCAACAAATATGAGTTTAATGTTACTTCATAGTAACACTATACCAGAAGGCATCCAGAATGCATGCTATAAACAGTGTACAGATTTATTAAGCGAAGAAAACAAAGCTGTCTATGAGACTCTGAGTGATTTCAAGAAGATCTTAAAAGATACGAACTATGTTAAAGATATAGTTCCGAGTTCAATGGATCCTTTTGCAATGTTAGATACTTCAAAAGAAACAAATGTAGCATCTGATGATAAAACTCAAAAGCAATTATTCTAATGTTAGATGAAACTAAATTATTCGACTTTGTAAAAATCATGTTTACAAAGCATAAAGATTACGATCAACTAAAACAATACGCAAAGAAGCGACATCAGTTTATGATTAATCGCTTCTTTGCAATTAAATTTCCAGAGAATGCACAAATGTTCAATGTCAATGGTATTGATGGAGCAGCAGTCGTAGATTCATGGGCCATGGTTGCCCGAAGATTTAAAAGCGTACCACCTTGGTTTTATACCAAGACCAAAAAATCTGAAACTGCTAAGACAAAAAAGGAATACATACCATCAGAGAAAGCTTTAGAATTGTATATGGCTCGTCATGAGTTTGGTAAGAGAGAATTAGAAGACATGAAGAAATTCTCACCAGCTGAATTATACAAAGATCTAGAGACAATAGATGAACAAATTAAAGTGTATTAATGTTTCGACCTGGACAAATAGCAGATGTAATTGACGTAATTGTTTTTAAATATAACTACATAGATAATAGACTTTTTAATCTATGTAAAAAACATGCGTACAGAAAATATGAGGATGGATCTATTGTAGTTTCAGCTCATACAATAAATGCTATTGTTGAAAAATACTTTGAAAAAGAATTGATCGCAGCATCTATGATGCCAGCTGATCAAGCCTATAAATCTGCTAATACCATCTATTTCATTGAAAAATTATTTGTAGAAATGCCCAATGTTAAATGGGTTAAAATGAATCTTAATAAAAATAGAATCTTTAGCAGAGTAATTGATCAGATTGAAATAGGTCCAACAATCAAATTCACCTTTAAAGTTATTCATTGTACTATAAAACTACATGAATTCTTTGACGAAGAACAACTTAAAATTTTTAATAAGTATGTCGAGCCACTCGGCTTATTCAAAGACAAACCATATACTAGAATAAGAACTATAAAACTTCTAGAAGAATTAGAATCGATGTTAGCAATGGATGCATTCGATGAAAATTCAGAAGTCCTAGTTTTATTCTTAGATCTATTTGACATGAAACTGGAATCTGACAATCCAGATGTGCTTTTGGTAACCGACTATTAAGTTGGATATATAAAAGAAAGCACATAATCCTTTGAGAAAACTATTCAGTAATTTCGGTAAAAGAGAAGGTTTAGTTTATTTAGTCGTATTTTTTTGGATTCTGATGGGAGCATACGGAGTTTGGAAAGAGGCTAGTTTAGTAGATCTTGCAGCGTATTTCGGTTCATTAACCGCGTATGTTGCCACCTATATTTGGGCAGAATCAAAGCGGCCAAGTACAAAAACTGCTATTATAAAATCTGGTCCATCTTCTAGAAGAGAAGTCATGATATATGTAGTAGTAGCTTTGTGGGCAATTGCTGGTGGTGTTGCTATATGGTTTAAGTCAAGTTTAAATGATTTAGCTGTTTACTTCGTTTCACTGACTGGATTTGTTGCTAGTTGGATTGCTGGTGAAGTTTACAAACCGCAAGACGATGTTAATAAAAACATAGAAGAATAATGGTAAAAGGTAATGTAGCCAATGAACTAGGTGATAAAATCATTATATCTTTGATTGAGCCATATAATGGCGTTGTTAAAGTATTAGGTTATGAAATTGTGGCTGGAGTTAGAGGAAATTTAACACCAGGAAAAGTTACTATTGAAGCATTTTCAGATAGAGTAACTGGTTATAGAACTCGTTTTAATACTACTTTTAATGATGGTGATAAAATCATTATTGGTAATATAGAATATGAGATTGACACAGTAGACGATGACAATACTTTAATTTTGACAACTACACCAATGGTAAGTGGTCAATTAGTAAATTATTATAAGCCAGTTAACTTAAATAACTATTTAAGTTATGAATTTAGATGGAGTCAAAGCAACGATCAATATAGTGAATTTAGAGAGCTGAATTTAGATAACAATTTTAATGACTTGCTATTTTTAGAATTTGATGCTTTTAAACCACTATGGATTGATATTAAGGGATCAATTGAAGCTCTTTCAACATCTAACGAAATTCATATCTTATCAGTTACATTCTCATTAGAGACTGAAGATGGTTTGATCGACGCATGTCCTCAATTTTGTGGAGTATGTGATCCTTATGTTTCAGTTGGTTGTGCAAACATCAGAGTAGATTGTGTTTTACCTGAAAACTTATTTAATCCATACGCTTTAAATAAAGCTGATAATGTTTATAAGCAATTAAACATGATGGCTAATGATATTTTTGGTCACCAAACTAGATATTACAGAACAGAACCTGATCAAAGAACAAAAGACGTTATATTAATGGAATATTCATTGTATAATGTTGTCGAAGAAGGTTTGCTTAAAATCATGGTACCTGGCAATAAAATGCCAACTCGTGAATTTAATTACAACATCTTTGGTATGGAATTTGATGATTTCGAAGTTCATATTGTTGATGAGCATTTCAAAAAAGTATTTGGACAAAAAACTAGTCCTCATGCCAAAGACTACTTATTTTTCCCATTGATCAATAGAGTTTATGAAATTGTATCTGTTAGTTTAGCAGATGAATTTAACATGAATACTACATATTGGAGAGTAATGCTTCGTAAATATGAAAATCATTCAGCTACTATTAAGAATACACCAGATGAGATGTTATCAGATCTTATAGTTGGAGTTGAAGATATTTTTGGAGAAGAAATTCAAAATGAGTTTGAAAAAGTTACCAAGCCACAACAGTACAGAACTGTTAACAGACAATATGCTGATGGTGTTAGAATTTTCACAAACAAGTATATCAAAATAGTTGACGAGACTATTAATAATAGATGGACAATGGTTTCCAGAAATTGTTATAATCTTACTGAGGTAAATGTTAATGATGACGCAGTTGTTTATGCAGCGCCAGCAAATTTATCAGCAAAAGATTCGTTAGCTTTTACAACATGGTTTAAACCTAAGTTTCCGATAACTGACACGACCGATTATTATTTAATCAACGGAAGTTATGTAGACACTGGATTTGATGTTATAATGAATTCAACAGCAGTTAAAGTTAATATCAATGGTTTAGAATACACACACAATCATGGCATGCTATTAGATCAACAATCTTGGTACTCAATGGTTGTAAATATTAATAATGAATTTAGTGAACTTTCAGTTTATATCTACAAACTTTATCGCCAAGAAAATTACACTACGCCACAAGCTGATGATAATTCTTTACAGATGATGATGAAATGGGTAACTCCAATTCATCACTTGGCAATATGGACTACAAACGATTCCATGTACAGATTAGTTGGTACTAAGTTTTGGTTAACAAATATTAGAATATTTAATAGAATTATAGAAGAAGAACAACACTCTAACGTCTTAAATCAATATGTAGTTAGAGATGCTGATAAAGTTATTGTAACTGATAACGCTATACCGTCATCTACGTTAGTTAAATTGAAAAACGCTAGATAACGCTCGGCGATATATAAAGCAGCAATAATACATTACTTATGTCAAAATCCATGAAGGACCAAGCCGACGAAATTCGTCGCGAACTTGAAGATTTAATAGGCCCAGATGAAAGTTTAGATCTTGTCAAAGATCCAGAACTTCCAGCATTAAGACCAACTGGCGGAACAAATTACGCAGAGTTGAAGGGCAGTGCAGAAAAGAAGGCGAAGAAGACAATAGAATCTTTAATGAAATTCTATTTGGATCAAGACTTAATCGACAATAACGAATACGTTAAAGCAAAACAAAAGATGGACGAAATGACAATGAGTTCATTAGTATATCAATTGCAAGCTGGTGAAAAAGCATTAACTACTCTTTTGGAAACTATCGATGGTGGAGAACTTTCACCAAGAATGTTTGAGGTACTGGCTACCCTACAGAAATCAATGTTAGATATTATCAAATCTCAAACAATGTATTTGATGGCAGCCGAAGAATCAGTTAAAAGAATCTCAAGAGATGCTGAATTATTTCACCAAAAAACTAACAAACAAATTACAGACGGAGGTGCTCCAATTTCAACAGAAGGTGCATCAGTTCAAAGAGGCACAAAAGATCTTATGCGAGCAATCGCCGAAGGTATGAAAGCCGAAATTGAGGATGTAACTGCTGAACCAATAGAACCTGAAATCGATCAAATAGATTTAGATCAAGACGATGAGTGATTACGTAGGAGATAATAGGTGGATAAAAAGCGACAGCGAAAGTGATGTAGATTCGTCACGCGTTGTTTGGTCCACTAAAGCTATCAATGAATTGATATTAGCGATGGATATGGGTTACAAACCCAAAATCGCAATGCCGTTCTATGAAGGTAGACAACATCTTCGTAGAGGTAATATTGTATTTGAATACACTGAAGAAGAGCTAATTGAATTAGCAAAATGTGCAAGAGATATTGTTTACTTTGCTGAGAAATATGCTGTTGTAATGACAGATGAAGGTATTCAGAAAGTAAAACTTCGTGAGTATCAAAAAGAAATGCTGAGAAATTATCAGCATAATCGTTTCAATATTGTACTTGCAGCTCGTCAGATTGGTAAAACAGTTACGTCGGCTATTTTTGTGGCATGGTACCTGATTTTTAATATTGATAAGAATGCATTGTTATTAGCTAACAAAGCAGATACTACTAAAGAGATTATTGACAAGACTAAAGTTGTAATTGAGAATATGCCATTCTTTTTAAAGCCTGGTATTCACAAATATGACGTTATGAATATGAAGCTTGATAATGGTTGTCGTTTGATTGGTCAATCAACAACTGCAAAATCAGGTATTGGTTTTACCATTCACTTACTATTCTTGGATGAGTTTGCCCACATTCCACCAAATATTGTAGATCCATTCTATGAAAACGTTTATCCTACGTTATCTTCATCCAAGGTATCCAGGATTATCATTACGTCGACACCAAATGGATTCAACAAGTTCTATGAAATTTATTCTGGAGCTGACTCAGGCCAAAACGAATACAAACCATTTAGAGTTGATTGGTGGCAAGTACCAGGCAGAGATGATGCATGGTATAAACGTGAACTTAAAAACTTAGGTTCTGAAGAGGCATTTAATCGACAATATGGTAATGAGTTTGTTAGCTCAAGTTCATTATTATTAGATCCTCAAGAAATGAAGGTCCTAAGAAAACGCATGAAGAAATTCGAGCCTGTTGAGTTAGATGACTTTGACAATATTCACATCGATGTAAGTAAGCACTTATTTTTCGATCCAGCTTTTGATATTGAAACAGCAAAAGATGAGAGCAATTATTGGTTATTCTCAATTGATATTGCAGAAGGAAATGGAGGAGATTACTCTGTAATTAACATTTTCAAAGTTGATCCAATGAGTAAAAAAGAAATTGAAAACGTAGTTAGCCCTGGTGCAATGTACGATTTCTTTAAACTTAAACAAATTGGTGTATTTAGATCAAATGAACATCCTATTGAGGATTTTGCTAAGATCTTATATACATTGGGTATCGATGTCTTTAATGCCGAAAATACAAAATTAATCATCGAATATAACACATACGGATCTATTCTAATCAAATATTTACAAACAGTTTTCCCACAAAGAAACGACTTTGATGAAGAAATGATACTTAGATTCAAACACAGACATGATAGCACAGTCTTAAAACCTGGAATTAAAGTAAAATCAGATAATAAACCAATTTTCTGTCAGAACTTTAAAAAATTATTCTCAATGAATCGCATAGAAACAAGAGAATGGTTTACAGCAAAAGAAGCATCGGTCTTTGGTAAGCTTAAAAATGGCAGTTATGGTGCTCAAATGGGTAATGACGATACTATTATGACAGCTATTACAGCTACTGAATTCTTTGGAACTACAGACTATGCAGATTTTGTGGAAGAATTATTGGACGTAATAGATCCAACTCTGCACGATCACATGGAAACTGTGTTATATAAGGATGTAGAAGACGCTGGTGACCTTCAATATGATATTTACGATTTATTGAAATAAAACCAAAGTCGAACAGATATATAGATAAAATACTAAAAAATAAATAGTCTAAAATCATGGCACTTAGTCCACAATTATTACAATTTAAGAGCTCAGGCGTATATCGCTTAGAATTCGATAAGTCTCAGACTGTTAACATTCCTGCAGAAACAATCAGATTGATTGTTGGTCACTCTAAAAAAGGACCATTCAATACTCCGACTTTCGTAGAAGACGTTGCACAGTTTACAAACATCTACGGAAGTATTGATTCTTCTCTAGAGAAAAAAGGAATGTATTTCCACAGATCAGCAATCGCAGCTTTACAAAGAGGTCCAATTTTGGCTCTTAACTTAGCAGCAATGGATGCAGGTGATATCGTTAATGGTATTAGTTTACCAACATGTGCTTCTGCAAATCTAGTAGCAACACCAGTTACTCCATCTTACACCGATGTACATAATACTGATAAATTCTGGTTTCCTAATTCTGATATCGCTATTCAAAATGAAACTGATTTTGCAAACGCTGATAGAGTTTTAAACTTTATTAATCTTAAAGGTGAAAATATTTCAGTTATTGTTAAGCAATCAGCAAACACAACTGGTTTTGAAGTTAAAGCTTCAGAATGGTTTGGATTTAACAACGTACCATCTTATATTTCTCCAGATGATTTCATCTCTGATTTCATGGTAGATGTTTATGTTTTCGCTGGTAAATACGATGCAGCTGCATTAGACGTAGATCCAGTTTTTGGTTCTTACTTTAAAGAAGATGCTAACGCTGCAGGTACTTATGGTTTAGATAAAGATCAATTAAATTCATTTGCTAATTTAAAGCAAGTAAGTTTAGTAGCTCAATATACAGGTTCTTTATTACCAAACTTTACAGATCAAGAAGGTAGAAACTTAAATATCGAAACTCTTATCAACTTAGAATCTTCTAGAACAGGTTTATTCTGTATTCTTAATGAAGCCGCTATCGAAGAAAACGATACTATGGATGCTTTAGATATTGTTGGTCATGATTATAATGCTGGTTATACAATTCTTTCTTATTCAGAAGCAGAAACTGCTAGTAGAGAAGTTATTTTAGCAGGTACAGTTGATGAAATTAGCTCTAGTGTATTTGAATATGATTTAAATTACTTTACATCTACTACCCCTAATATTACAGGTAACACTGGTATTACATCAAGTGCAAACTCATTAGTTATTGCAGGTGTAAACGTAGCATCATCTTTCTTAGGAAAATATGTTAAATTAAATACAGGTTTATACGTTGCAGTTGCAACTTCGACTTTCGGTAGTGGTGATACTACTGTTACATTTACAGGTACACTAGATGTGCTTTATGCAACTGTACCAAAAGCTTACACTCCAGCTGTTTATACAAATGATTTAGCAAAAGGAATGTATGTTCCTGCTGATGCATCTGGAAGAATGGCTAAAATTACAAGAATCACAACTACAGCTACAGCTAACTTATTACAAGTTACTACAAGCGAAGCTTATGATTTTGATGCTACACCAAAAGCTTACAAATCATTTGAATCAAACGCTAGTATTTACTTAGTACATAACTTAGATAAATTCGTAGCTCCAGTATTAACTATTAAAGAATGTTTAGATACTTTAGTAGGTACTAAATTAAAAGATGCTTTGGTAGACAAAGACAATATTACTTTCAGATACATCGTTGACACTTTCGGTTCTTACGAAGCTGCAAACGGTTTATTAAACAAATATCAATTATCATCTTTAGCAAAAGACAGACAAAATGCTTCGGCTATTTTGAATGCTCCAATGGTTAAAGAATTTAAAATGTCAGTTGATCCTTCTTTCGTAGATGTGGATGGCAATTTTGAATCTAACTATGTAAAAGACGGTGGTAATTTAGCTTTAAATCCAACTTCAATTTACGCAATGCCTGATATTACTTTAGGATCTAACTACGGATTCTGGTATGGTCCAGGTGTTAACGTTAGAGAAAACGGTAAGAATTTAGTTATTCCACCAGCAGCATACGTTTCCAATAACTATATCGCTAAATACTCTGCAGATTTACCTTGGTCAATCGTTGCAGGTCCAAGAAGAGGTATTGTAAGTGGTCCTGGAGTTGTAGGTGCAGAATATGCATTCGACAAAAAAGACAGAGATAATTTAGAGCCATTCGGTATCAATCCAATTGTATTCCAAAGAGGATCTGGATTAGTTATCACTGGTAATAAAACTGGTCAGCAAAACATTAAATCAGCACTTTCATCTGCTCACGTTAGAGAAGTATTGATTTACATCCAAGACGGATTAGCTGCGATTTTGAAAAACTACGTATTTGAGTTTAACACAGCTCAAACTAGATTAGAGATCAAAACGTTAGCAGATTCATTCATGGAATCAGTTAAATCTGACACTGGTGTTTACGAATACAAGAATATCATGGACTCAACTAACAACACAAACGAAGTTATCGATTCAAACATCGGTATTCTTGACACTTTTGTTGAACCAGTTAAAGGTCTAGAAATTGTTGTAAGTAGAACTACAGTATTAAATACTGGAGAAATCGCAACAGGAAACTTTTCATAAAATAAAATAAAAGCAATATACGATGGCTAATTTACCACATTATTCAAATGACCAAACGTCTAAAAAAGGAAGAAACTTCGAACCTATACAAGGTAATTTGTTTGAAGTTACTATCATCCCACCAGCTGGAATCGCTGGAGGTGAGATGTTATTACAACACGTTAACACTATTGCTGGCTTAGATACAATTCATAGAGAAATTGCAGCAGTTGAACAAAAGTTCAAATGGGCAACTAGATCTTATGCTGGTATGCCAGATGGTACTGCTCACGATGTAACAGTTAATTTCTCATTGAACTTAAATGATGCAAACCAAGCATATCTTTACAAAACTATCAAAGACTGGTACACATTAGGGTATAATACCGCTACTGGTGAAATGGGATTGAAAAAAGATTATGTAGGTACAATCATTATCACACAATTCAATAGAGTTGGTGATATTTACAGAACACTAACATACGAAGAATGTTTCATAACATCTGCGGTTGGTTTGGGTGACAACGATTACTCAGCAGCTGACGCTAAAACTTTAGAAATCGTTTGGAGATCTGACGTAGCTAAAGAAGAATTAGCATAACAAATTTTAGGAGGGTTTTCTCAGGGAAACTCTCCTTTTTTTCGTAAGATAAATATATTATGTTATTATCATATTAATATGGAAATTCAAAAACTAACAGAAAAACTACAGGTTCTTATAACCAAAGAAGAATCTGCTGGA